CAAACCGCCTGAGATTACAGCAGACCAACAAAAGAGATTAATCGCTATATACAATAGAGTGTTACATCAGAAAGCTAAACCAACAAGATGTACACCCTGTTTTATAAATAGTATTCACAATAAATTATATAAGATATATGCAGAGTACGCAAAGCAATACGATTAAAGATATACATTCTCTTGAGAAGTCCGCAGTATCTACATTAAATATGTATGGATGGGATTTGCAGTGGACTGGAGAAGGTATGTCTCACTGGGATGCAAAGGGATATACACCTAAAGGTAACAAGTGTATTATAGAAATGAAGTTCAGGGATTCATATTACTATAGTAAGATGTTAGAAGAGTATAAGTATAAATCTCTTATGAATTTAGACCCTGATATTGTTAAACTGTACTACGTTAGTGACCCAAAAGGTAGTTATATATTTTACTTAAACAACTTCACTAAACTAAATAAAAAAGCCATACCCTGTCCAAAGACAACATTGTGGAGTGATACTAAAGTAAAGAAATATGTTTATCTACTAAATGAATGTGATGCGTCACTTATAATGAGAAACAATTAATAGTTATATTGTTACTTTAATATGCCACTACTACGACCTAAGAAATACGAGAAAAACAAAGACTTCATTCAAAGATGTATGGGTAATGCTAAAATGGGAGAGGAGTTTCCCAATAGAGACCAGCGTTATGGCGTATGTCAAACAATCTGGAAAGACCAGTTCGACCCAAAAAAGTAGTTAACAATTTTGTTTATTAAATAATTCTTTTATATATTTGTACTCAAATCAAGTACGAATGATTATAAAGAGAATTATATTACATCCCCTTAATCTTATACGAGTATCTATAGCGATTGTAACACTTATTGTGTTCTTTTGCTTAGAGACTATACTCCTTGTTGTATATCACGGAGTAGAGACACCGTTAAGAAAATCACTTAACTGGATAGAGAAGTTTATTAAATACACAATCAAATATATACGATAATGGGAAAATCAGGAGAAGATTTCATTAAATTTATAGAGAGAAAACAGCAAGAAGCTGGAGACGATGCAACAAGGGAGTTCTATGAGAATATGGAAAGCCAATACTACGAAGCTCAAGAGGAGAGAGCTCGTATGAATTCAGATGAATATAAACAACAGCAGGAAGAGATGAGAAAAACCCTATGGGGTGTGTTTAATCACTTTCACCCACACACTTGGATATGAAAGATAGCAAAGATTGGAATATACAGGCAGGTCTTGATATTTACGAATCATTAGTTGAACTTGCGCCTGAAGGATTTAGAGGGCAGCCTCTTTACTTATCAGATGGTGTTTGGGTTTATCCTGATGGAACAATGGAAACAGAATAGATATGAAGCATACAATAATGACGCTGGATGGAAAGTTCTGGCAATACGATGAGATACTGAAAGAGATGGACAGTGATGAGTTCTACTATGGTTACTTAGGAAAGTACGCTCTTAGCAGTAGTTCGGTAAAGACACTTTTGGATTCTCCAAAGGCTTACTTAAAATCATTAAGACAACGTAGCGACACCCCTGCGCTTTTGCAGGGGAGGCTCGTTCACTTGGCGGTTTTAGAGCCTCACAAGTTTGATAAGCTAAACTTTGTAGATGTGCAGAGTAGAAACACTAAGGCATTTAAAGAAGCACTTAGCGAGAACTCGGAGAGTTATACAATCAAAGAACACGACTTGGCTATGTATATGGCTCAGGCGATTCACGATAATAAACACGCCAGAGAACTATTAGAGGGTACTGACAAAGAAGTGCCGTCAATGAATATGATGTTCGGCAAACCCTTCAGAGGTAAAGCTGATGCTTTAGGTTCAGGGCGTATGGTTGATTTAAAGACAACCAGTAGTGATATGAATGAGTTTCACTGGAGTGCAAAGAAATATAAGTATATGTGTCAAGCCTACATTTATAGTAAGTTATTCGATGTAGATTACAAAGACATATATTATCTGGCGATAAACAAAGAAACTTATGACATAGGAATCTTTGATGTTTCAGAAGAATTTTATAACTTAGGCGAAAGTTTAGTAGAGAGAGCAGTTCAAGTATATACGGATGAGATAGAGAATGGAATGAATGAATTGCACAACTATACTATTCGAGGCACACTTTGATTGAAGACGATTATAAATTATTAATAGAAGAATATAAGAACGACATTCTTTTGTCACTCAGAATGGGAGTGCTGAAAGTGGATGAGTTAAAGTATCTGCTACAGCACTTCAAAGATGAGGAGAACTATGAGGCTTGTCAAGGGCTATCGAATGCTTACGTTCTATTTAAAGAAGAGTTAGATGAATACTGATTTTGATATATTAAGAGACATTACACAAGAGGTTTGCAAGGCAGACCCAATGAAGAAAACAAGAGAAAGAGAAGTTGTATATGCACGAATGATTATGTATAAAATTCTCAAGAGCTTTCATAAACATACAGCCACCGCAATAGGTAGGATGTTCGGAAAGAATCACGCCACTATATTACATAGCATTAACCAGTTTGACAATATGGTTAGTTACGATGATTGGCTAAACAATAGATTCCACTGCGTTATGAGTGAATATACAAAAGAGATTAGCTTACAGAATGAAATTATTGCAGATGTACATTTAAGAAATAAAATACTTGAGTCCAAAGTAAAGATGCAAAAAAGAATTATAAGGCAGTGTAAGGAGATATCCAGTATTATTGATGGCGTACCTGAACATAAGGTGGATGATATAATCAAAAAGCTCCGTATGCTTTCAGAGGTTGCTAAGAAGGAAATAAAAGTCCTTAATCAAAAAACTAAAATATATAGTGCTACAGAATGAGACAAAAGAAATGGACTCAGGCTCAAAGGATAGCTAATTTAGAAAAAGCTACTTCTAATCTCTATATGATGATTCAGGCGATAATTGATAAGCTACCCAAAGAAGAAAACACCGAAGAGAAAAAGTAGTTACTTTAATTAAAGATGGTGTATGTCTGACGAGCAAGAGTTTAAGAAACAGGATGTTATAAGCGTTAAGGCTCAAAAGTGGTTAGCTGAGAAGAAACGTAAAGAGGAAGAAGCGAAAGCTAAACCCAAACCAACTCCAAAGAAACCAGAGCCGAAAACAAACCAACCCACTATTGTAAAAGAAGAGCACGTCAAGTATTCCGATGGGCGCAGAAACAACGGAGCGGTCAAAGGAATATCAAGAGGGCAAGGACGTAAGCCAAAAGCGAAAGAAGAGGAGATAAAGAACTTCGCTCTTGGTTCAATGAAACGTGCCTTTGGTAGTGAGAAGAAAGCGTGGGAAGCTCTTGCGAATATGAGTAAAGATTCCTTCCCACACTTACGCCTGTTATGGGAGTACAAGTATGGTAAACCGAAAGAACAAAAGGAATTGAATGTAAAACAGGAAGTGAACATTCCTGTAATATCATTCTTAGACCCAGAGAAAACTATTGATATTGACGCTGAAATACAAGATGATGGCAAAGAAAATAAAGAATAGTTATTCTCCGTTCTTTAGTGAGAAGAAGGAATTTGATTGTGTTGAATATGAGATAGGTAGAGAGAGATGCGAGAAACAGTGTTCGTTCTGTAGCGTTATACCTATCACTGAGTAATGAAGAATGTTAATCTTAATCCAAAGTATCATTCGTTATTCAAGTCTCAATCCAGATACCATATCTGTACTGGTGGGCGAGGTAGCGGAAAGTCTTTTGCGGTAAATACATTCTTAGTATTACTCACTTACGAAAAAGGACATAAGATACTTTTTACTCGATATACGATGACTTCGGCAAGTATGTCGATTATACCAGAGTTTCTGGAGAAGTTAGACCTTATGGGTATTGGCGGTAACTTTACTGTCACAAAGACTGAAATCATAAACAATCTTACAGGGAGTAGTATATTCTTCAGTGGTATCAAAACAGCCAGTGGAGACCAGACTGCAAAGCTAAAGTCCATTCAGGGTGTTACTACGTTTGTATTGGATGAGGCGGAGGAGCTTACAGATGAAGAGTCATTTGATAAGATAGATTACTCTGTAAGGGCGATGGGTACGCAGAACAGATGTATCTTAATTCTAAACCCCACTACAAAGGAGCACTGGATATATCAGAGGTTCTTTCAGAACAGAGGTATTGCTGATGGGCACAATGGAGAGAAGGAGAATGTGAATTACGTTCACACTACATACTTAGATAATAAGAAACACTTGTCTGAATCATTTGTGGCGCAAGTAGAGGATATGAGAACAAGACGACCAGATAAATATAAGCACCAGATATTAGGTGGCTGGTTAGATAGAGCTGAAGGAGTTATCTTTACTCACTGGCGCATTGGAGAGTTCGACAACAATCAGGACACAATCTTCGGCTTGGATTTCGGATTTTCCACAGACCCCTCAGTTTTAACTGAAATTGCGATAGATAAATTACGCAAAATAATATGGATTAGAGAGCACTTCTACAAGGCAGGTATGTCCACCTCCAATATATTCGAGATGTGCCGTAGAATCGCAGGAAAACAGCTTATAGTGTGTGATAACAGTGAACCTCGACTTATAAGTGAACTGAAGACTAAAGGACTCAATATAACGCCAACGATAAAGAAGAAGGGTAGTATATTGACTGGAATCGCTCTAATGCAAGACTACGATATTATTGTAGATAAAGAATCTATCAATACAATTAAGGAGTTTAATAATTATGCTTGGAAGCTAAAGGGTAGTATTCCACAGGATAATTGGAATCACAGCATTGACGGAAGTCGGTACGCAATTCAATACCTACTTACTCGCTCTGTTCCGAAGGGGATGTACATTCTTCGTTAGAACGCTCTATCTCTTTCTGTAGATTAGCAAGAGCTCTCCACGCAACTTTAGCTGAGTGGCGCACTCCATCTGTATCTATTGTACCCGCCTCAAGTAAGTGGCGAGTTAGTGCATCTAATTCATCGCCAGATTTACTTCTATCCCAGTGCAGAGGTTTATCTGGATTGTGTTGCTGATTTCCCATATAAGAACATTGAGCTACTTCTCTTATCGCATCAGGGAAATAATTAAGCACCCCACTGTAAACAGGTGTTTGTTTCCTTGTGAATTCAATAGGGGTCTCTGTGAATTCAATAGGGGTGTTTTCTTTTTCTTTCGCATACTCTATCGCCTCATCAAAATAGTCTCCTGTGAATTTAACACCCCCTGTATTGTTTTGTTTCATATCTGTGAATTTAATAGGTACAAAAAAAATACCCTATCTTTTGACAGGGTATCTTCAACTTTATTAATACAATTTTTATGAATAAACTATTAAGTTTGCTTTACAAATATAGTACAATTTCTTAACATTACCATAACATTGGGAAATAAATTTCTGTCTATGTTTGCAGTATAACAATTTTAAATATAAATAATATGAGAATAATTGAAACAGAAGTATATACATTTGATGAATTGTCAGATGATGTGAAAGCGAAAGTTATAAATAAATTTAGAGAAGACAAAGAGGTTTTTCTGGACTTCTTTAATGAGGATTGCGTTTATTATGCAAAGGAAAAAGGCTTTGAGGATATTGAACTTCAATATAGTTTAGGCTATTGTCAAGGCGATGGATTAAGTTTTTCTTCAGAAGAGTACACTATGCTCAAAGACTTGTATCTTCAGGAGTTGGGCGAAGGTAAAGAAAAAACCGCTCAATTATTGGCAGACAATAGTACCTTTGTATGTACAGGAAATACAGGGCGATATTGTTTTGCCTCGTCTTCTGATATTGACTTATACATTGAGAATTATAATTCTTCAATAATGACCGATTCTAAAAACATAAATGAAGTTGTATCTAATGTATTGAAAGAATTGGAAGAAAAATATATTGACGTTTGTTCGGAACTTGAGACAAGAGGTTACGATGAAATAGAGTACCAACAAAGTGACGAATGTATCATTGAGGATATTGAGGTGTTTGGGTACGAATTTACTAAAGATGGAAAACTTGTATAATATGGAAAATAAATGGATATATATAAATGAGATAACTACGCTCCACGCAGATGATGACGGAGTATGCTTATCCAACGAGTACAATTCAATTACGATTGACCCTCACACTTTGGTGGATTGGTTACCGAATATAATTGAGGTGGCGTTTCAAGAGAAAGAGAAACGAGACAAAGAAAAGATTGAAGAACTTAAAAATATAGTAAATGAAACAATTTAAAGTAAACATACCAAGTCTGGCAAATACCTCCGCAGTATTTAACGCCATCGACAAAGTAGAGTTATTGAAACTAATTTGTCAGAAGTATAATGTGGATATTCAGAAACACAGAGTATTCATTCGAGAAGTACAGGATAATCATACACAGGTGCAAGGATAATCATTGTGCAAGGATAATCATTGTATAATAATAAGAATAAAATAAATATATATAGATATGAGAACAAATGATGAAATAAAGAAGTTAGACTTTGAACATTTAGGCGAATGGGTTGAGACCTGTTCCGTATGGCTTGAAACTCAATTCAATTACAAAGATATATTTTATATCGCTCGTGGTATTTATAATGAAGGTAGTTATGGGATTGAAGATATCGAAATACTCGGAGAAGGTTATCAAGAAATTGACTACGATAACGATGTTGAGGATATTGCCGAGTTACTTCTGGCTGGAATTAATTACGATGCAAACATAAAATGTGAAACTGATTTGCGTTATCTTTAAATTTTATCTGGCGAAAATTATATGCAAACAAAAGTAAATTCAATACCCTGTTGAGTTGCGTATCCTGTGAATTTAATATATAATAGATTCAATCGGTGCGCAATTCAATGGGAATAATGAACTCGGTCAATTCAGTTATGTAGAATGATTCTAAATTGTATTAATGTTTGGATATGTTGTAAAATTGTCGTAAATAACGCGCGCACGTTCATATAGTATATAGGATTGAGCGTCTTATTTAGAATGGATATAAACTAAAAAAATAGTTTGTTTTTGTTTGGTTTGTTAACATTATTGTGTATATTTGTAGTGTAATAATAAAACAATATAAAAACCGAATGAGTAAAGAAGGGTTTGATATCGCAAACAGAATCAGTAAAAAAAAATTATCCTTTCGCTCATTCATTAAATCAAACACAATGAAAAAAGTAAATAATAAAACAATCGACAAAGTAATTTTTTGGGTAATCATCGGAGTTTTTGTACCTATGATTTTAGGCGGTATTTTTACCATTATCAAAAACATCAACTTAGTATCTTTCAATTTCTAACTATGAAAGGACACGCCAAAATAAAAGTAGAAATAAAAAATGGCGTTCTGTTCGTTTATCACAATGACGGAACGCTATTACACAAAAGAAACGCCACGCTACAAACGTGGGAAAAAATATGGCAAGTAATAGAAAATAAGGAAACAATGAAACAACAAGAAAACGAAAACATTGAAAAGCT